AAACCCATTGCTGAATACGCGCTACTAAACTTGGTTCTTCAGCTACGGCTTGCGACATATCGGCTTTAATAACGTCGGTACGCTTAGTAAGTGCCAGTAGCGGCGCTTCATTTGCTACACGTTCAGCCGCATATACCCGTTCGGCAATCTTTTGAGGGATGGAAATACCCCCGTAAATATACATGGGCTTGATAATGTCTGGTACTTCTTCAGTTCTGAAGATAACTAAATGAGTTCTGTGTACTAATCGTCCCGCTATGTTCCACCAAGTAGGCTCGTAAAAATGAATGCTTGCAGGTGCGCCTGCCGCTTCCGTATCAAGCTGTGGGCTAATCCAGTAGGGATCAACTTGCGATATCCCTTTGTAACTTCCTGGAGTTACACCATCAGCGTTAAAAGGCTTATAGTAATATTCTGGATCTGACGAATCGACAATAAACATAGCTATACGAATACCGAATACTCTACCCTGATCTACGAGTTGAATGAGATTATAATTCAAACGATATTCCACATCGCGCTTGCGCATTGCGTCAAGAATTTCGGGTTCTATATCTGTACCGTCATTAACTGTGATTTCGTACCCGTTTCGTACTGCATCTTTAGCAGGCATCAAACAACATTTCTTAACTAGCCATTGCTGAGACAACATGGCGCATAATTGAAAGCCAATAAAAGTTTGTTGCGCGTACCAAAAAACTTGTTGTTGTGGTAAAGCATACCCACCTTGATTCTGAAGTTTTATATTAAGCTGATTGTCCATAGCCATACCTTTGGGGGTAGCATTGTGGAAAGGCTCTAAACCTTCTTTTTGCTTCTTTTGTAATATTTCATCAATGGCAGATTGCATGATGTCATAAGGGTTCACATGGGTAGACATTAAAGGACGAGAGGGCTTCTTGTTTGTGTCTATTATCTTAACAGGCTCTTTCTTCTTGAATGGGTTCCACATGAATATGCTCCTTTTGGTTCCTCAGTATAGCATTATCCACTAAACGCACCACGGGCAACTTTCTTAAACGGTGCGAAAGCGATACATACCGAATCGGCCAGATTAGGTGACCTGCAATCATCCGGCATTTTATCAACTAGGATTTTACCCACATTATTCTGACTGTAGGTGGGCTGAGATAGCTCTATTATCAATCGATTCAGGTTAGGAAGTACACCGCTTATGCTAATAATATCATCCGGTGCTATTATTAGCTTTTCTACTATAGCCCTGTGCGTTAATTGAAATCGCCGTCTAAGACTCCACCAAGCTTGTGCTTTATAGTTAGCGAAGAAGTCAACATTAGTTCTACCCTTATCTGGGCCTTTTAATTCGTTAGTATTCTTGAAGGGGTCACCATCGGGGTCTATTACTGCCCCGCTTCCTCGGTATGGATCGAATTTAATTTTATGTTGTCGTTTCGCATTGATAACTCGTGCGTCACCACGTACCCCAGCACCCAACCCGTCAGCGTCAAATAGGATATGACGATAGTTAAAAGAATCGCCCATCCTAAATACTTTTTCCACAGTTTCATAGATGTCACCCCCTTTACCACTCCACTGTTCTAAAAATTCAAGTAAAATGCCATGACGTCCGCAAAAAGCATTTTTATCTGCTCCCTCGTCTGCTATATCAACCCCCGCTATTCGAATTCCTGTAGGTCTTATTCCTAACTTTATATGTGCGTCAATAGCTGAACGTACCCACTCGGCAGGAATCAATATGCCTTCGACAGATGCTGAATAGTTTAAATCTAACTCTTGAGCGATAACAACGGGGTCATCAATATCATGACATTTCTTCTCGTACCATGCCTGATCTTTGCGTGGATCTTGTGTCCAGTGAAACGAAAAAGTCGATATCTTACCGCCGAAACGTTTACGGGCGAAAGGATTATTCATCCCCCACGGTGTGGAAACGTCGTGACGGCAGTTAGTTGTCTGTGAAAGTGATGCCTCTATTAACTCAGCTCGGGGAATCCACGCGGCTTCATCAACTATATAAATACTCGTACGACCACCGCGTCCTATGCCGTCCCCGCTTTCACCTGTGATCACACTATTATTATCTGGAAATTGAATTCGCATATACGGTGCGTGTCTATTTTCGTCGAACGTTCCACGGAATTCACGGGGTAAATGGGTTAAAAATTGACGGGCTTTAAATAGTAGAGATTTAGGATCTCCTCGTTTATCAACGTATTCTTCTTTTCGAGAACCAAATCCTATGACCATCCCCTCGTGGAATAAACACAAGGTACACGCGACGGCAACGGTGAGCCAACTTAACCCCATTTCTCGTGACTTATCGGTGAGTCCTGGTTCTTGGTTTTTCCAGCATTTCACAAACCAATTCACCCACTCTTCTTGTCTTTCAAATAATAAGAAGGGTAAAAAGCTAGGTTGACCTTTTTCTACTTGACGCGGATCAAACGTAATTCCCCAATCAATTATAAATTGTGCGGGGTTTTCACGATAATATATTTTTAAGTCTTCAAGTACTTTAGGGTCTTTTCGCAGCTTTTCCAGCTTATGCATCCGGTATTCAAACACAGATGCATAATCAGGATTTTTAAAGTCATGCGGAAACGGTATTGGCATCGACTGATTCTATAGCATTTACAGCATCACGTAAGTCAGGATGTTCGTCAGTTACTGCACCGTTATCCACAGGGGCGCTTACTGGCGCAACAGGAGCAGCAACAGGAGCAGCAACAGGAGCAGCAACAGGAGCAGCAACAGGAGCAGCAACAGGAGCAGCAACAGGAGCAGCAACAGGAGCAGCAACAGGAGCTATCAAACTTTTAAACATAGCTTCAAGTTGATCTTTATCCGTTTGCAATAAATGCAAAGCTGCTCGCAAGTCCATGTTCGCTTTCATCAGTTCTTGAACTGTTTGACTATGCGCCATCAGTTTGGCTACCGCAGTTTTAAGAATGTTTTGCAAGGTGGGAACATCATTAGGCATTTGCGTTACTTGTTGCGTATCAGTCATAGGTAATTCCTTATCGGTTGTACATCCAATATTTTATACGCTACAGCGCGTCACTTGTCAACCCTCTAATACTGAGTCATCCTTAACTATTTCCATTATGAATACCTTACAGCTGTTATAGTGCCGCATACCGTGAATGGCCCTAACACATATGAAGCGTACACAGATAAATAAACAGTTGGTGTTCCAGCGGTATTGACTTGAAGGAGTGGCGTAGGGCCGCCCCATTGCATATTCGTTATCATACCAGCGTCTGTTATTTGGCTTATGAGTGATCCGTCGGGGATAGTTGCAGATGTTGTGCTTGACCACCATCCGGCATAAAGATTTGATGTGCCCATACCATCAATGTTAATGTTTGAGTATATATTCCAGTTTCCCGCCGTGAGCGGAAGACTTGCGATATCGGTTACCTGACCGCTAGGATTTAATGTAACGGCTGACCCAGATGGAACATTAACAGTTATCGTTTCACCAACATAACCCGCGCCCATTGCTGTACCATTAGTGATTCCTACGATACCTTGACCTGGTGTAAATGTTAAACTAGATCCGGTCGCATCCCCAATATTTCCATTGAATGTGACAGAACGTCTTGCAAAGATACTTCCGCAAACTGTTGCTGCGCCTGAGCTAAACGCTGCTTGTCCCGTTAGGTAAACTGTTGTAGGCGCTCCTACATTAACGCGCAGAAAAGGACACTCTAGCCCTTGGTTCGAATTATCTAGTACGCCCGCTATTTCGCAGATCATGGATGGGTCTGGAACTGTTGCCGATACTGTGTTAGTCCATCCATAACAGTTTAATGCAGTTCCACCAGTACAGTTAAAATAAACGTTGCCGTACACATCCCAATCACCGGCCGGAAGCGTAATGCTTGTTACGTCAGCTGGTGTATTGTTGGTTAATGATATACTTCCAGCATAATTAACATTACTGAATATAAAATCACCAGAAACACCGCCGCCTGCACCATTTTGCCAAGTCACAACCCCAGACCCATTTGTCTGCAAAAATTGTGAGGCACTCCCGTCTACAACTGGCAGCGTGTATGCTGCAATAGAATCTAACTGAGACCCAATACCGACTCCAATTCCGAATAAAGTGGGGGTTTGATCTGCAAAAAATACTAAACCATAAAATCCACCCGTATTAGTAAGGGTAGATATACCTAAACCATTATTTGCATTTACCTGCCCGCTATTTGTAAACATGTTAACAGATGCTGCATTAATGAATATTTCATCATTATTTAGCACAGTAATTGATGCATTAAATTGAGTTCCAGGCGCATCAATAAAGAAAAATTGACCAGAATTGTCCGTGGTTAATGCTTCATTATTAACAAAAGCGTCAACTACATAAATCATTGTCGGTGTATCTGCTGCTAAATTTATCGCATGCTGTACCGTTAAAAGCGGAGTATCAATACTCGTGCCAACATTAGCATCATTACCATTGTTTTGACTGACCCATAATGCTTGAACATAAGCAAAACCACTACCACCACCTCCATTCTGCCAAGTCACATTAGTCGCGCCATCTGTTTGCAAGAATTGCCCCGCAGTACCGTCAACGACAGGTAAATTGTAAGCAGCAACAGATTGAGTCGTTCCTGTTACCCCAAAGTTTCCGAAAGCAATATTATTGATAAAGCCTACTATATTTCCTGTATTGGTTACGGTTGGACATATCCCAACATTTGCATTTAATGTTCCA